ACCAATTGGTGATCCTTATTACAATCATAATAAGATAAAGTATTGTGTATTACCCTCAATTCTAGAGGGCAAACTATTTTCTTAAGTAAATTGTGATACCTAAAAGATCTTTTCAAAAAAGTTACCTCCTCTATACTTTGAAAAGGGGTATCAATTGGTTTCTTTAATGAATCAGTGAATCCCATATTAACACTTTCGAAGAATTGTTTCATGGTTATGGCATTCAAATCTTTCTCATGTTTACGAATAACATTTAACTTATCATCTCCGTAAACAAAGTCATCTACAGACTCCCAATAATCTTGTACTGTTGGTTTTTTAACATTTCTATAATACCAAATAGCAGTATACAACTTATTAACTAAACTATTCATTATAGCAGTCAAATAAGAACCTGAAGGCATAGAATGTGTAGTTAGATATGTATCACTACCAACTACTACTAATGAATTGGTTAGCGTACTCAATAAAGCTGTAATTAAATTTTTATCGTGTGACGTACTATTTGCTAATAGTTTCTTAGCGACTAAAGATTGGATTTCCGCATTCATACTTCCGTCCCAATTCTTTATATCACCCGCAAACACCTTACCTGTCTTCATAGCTTCATAAATACTACCCCATTCCTTAATGGGATTACAACCCACCATAATCTTATTAAAAGCACGATTATTCATTATATGTTCCACAAATTTTCCAAAATACTTCTTCATTAAAAACTGCTGAGTAAGTGTCCCAATGCGAAAGCTTCTTGGCACTCCTTCCTTCTCTTCATTGCGGAGCTCATCCTTCAAACATTCAACCCAAATTAAATGTTTCCACTCTACAACACCATTGTGCGACTTTTCAGTGATTTCATTAATAATATCTTTAAAATGATCTGTGCAAGATCCATTCTCAAAATCGATGTATAAAGTTTTATCTTTGTCCATCCTAAAACCATTAGAGGAATCTTTGTTTAAACCTGCTAACAACTCAGTACCTTTAATAATTTCGGTATCACTCAATTCCCCAAAAGGTGTTAAGATAGTATCAAGCACCTTACTACAAAAGTCCAATTCTCCAATCTTAAGTGAAACACAAGGAGTAAAAGATTTTTTACTCACCTCTTTTAATGTATCTCGACCAAATAAGTTAAGATCCGCCGGAAAACGGTTTACTTCATATATACCATACAAAGCCGAGGGCACTATATTAGTTGCGGTTGGGGAATAAGAAGCCAAACCCGTATCATAAAAACGCATAACACTAGTATTCTCCTTTTCTACAGTAGAAAACTCAAAGTTTAAGGGTATCAATGGTTTAGCTTGTTCAGCCAAGGTACGAAGATCATGTAAAATTTCTTTTGAAAATATACTTGCGACTCCAAAATTTCTTGTTACCTCTCCAGCCACATGCATACCTAAGAAGCCTCTAGTAGTTGAAAATATTATCGAACCACACAAACCAAAGCGTTGATAATCATACTTCAAATATTCAGGTCTGGTTTTACGCTGTATTTCTAGATCTCCAAAGCGGAAATTGTAATTTACTACTTTATTGTAATCACAATAAGCATCAATTTTACGAAAACCTTCGCCAGAAATTAAGTACAATGCTTCTTTTTGATTGACTTGTTTGTTTATCCACTGACTAACGTTTTTAAACGGATTAGGAAAAGTATTAGGTAAAGAAAATACGGCTAGGTCAAACTCATCTCTACGATATACCAAATTAACCTCTGTATATTCTAACCATACCACATTTTTAGCCTTATTTCTATATAACTTTATACGCGTAACATCACTAGGAGTCAAGTGCGAGGGAAGAAATATTAATCTTCCTGATATGAAGCAATTGCAACTAACTTCGACATCTAAATCTTTAAGGTTGCACTCAAACACACTATTTAGCATCATGGCTACAGATGTATGTTCCGACGAGGCATCACTACTAAAATCTCCTTGACCATCCAATGTTTCTTTTTCCTCATCGTCTTTGTTAAAATAAGCTACTAATGCAACTACAACCACAAGAACAACAAAAGATATAATCCAACCTAAATAGTCCTTACACAAACTAATTCCTTTTTTATACATCTCAATAAAGTCAAAATTCTTTAATGAATCCAGCAGAGTTTCAATTTCACTCTGAAAACAATTAGTAATCAATCTACTAGCTGCAATACCGAGCCAAAAACGCAACCCTATATCACTCCCTAATACATCGCCTAAAGCGGAAAAACTAGCTAGGCCTTGTCCACTTAAATCGCTATATTCGCAACCATTAATTGAACTACTAACAACATGATCATGACATAAAGGATTAATCGTTTGGTCGATTTCTTCTATTAAATCTTCCACTTCAAAGCCAATTCTTTTCTTCATCGTGTTCATGAAATTATTAGCTGTATTCCACAAGGACGTTGTATTAGGTAATACATCCTGCAACTCCTCTTCAACCTCGTCATCTTCTGTTTGAACTGGAAAAAAGATATCTCTTACCAAATTATCAACAGTGACTTTACTCCTAGCCTTGGCGTTTTCTGACACTTTGTTAGAAGCTTGCATTTTCCTCTTTTGCAATTCAAACGATTTAATAATACCAGCAATCCAATTTCTCAAACTTTCTATATCATCAGTAAAGTCTCCTATATTAAAAGTAGGTTGCAAAAATCCTGTTTTATCAAGTCTGTCTAACTTAAAATATTCTGGAAAAGAATTTTCAAAAGCACCCGTACGCAAATTATAGTGCCTAAAACGAATAATTCCTCTAAACAAGCCATTTTTGAAATTAACTTCGGAGAAATCAAAAACAAATCCTCTTCTCCACAAGGCCTGTGTATTGCTTATTCCATCAGACTTACACAAACCTCCCAAATGCATAAAATTATTAGTAGTCGCAACAATAGTATGGCTTGAGAAAAATTTTGTGTCTTTTAATTTAGCCTCAGCACAATCTAAAGGCATTTTTACGCTTGATACCATATTAATAATTGTACGCCACTGACTTATACCTTTCTGACCTATGTCGTCCATATAAAAAACATCCTCGTTATTATATGAATCATAGAAATCCTTTCCTTCATTTATATCTGGAATTAAATGAACATATTTAGAATAACCTAAAACTTCCAAAACTTGGTTTAAAAGTACCGATTTGCCGCATGAAGGAGGACCTTCAAAGACAAATAAATTAGGCTCTACTCTCGATACCTCCTCATTAGCTCTAACTATTTTCATATGAAGCTCCCATTTCTTATCTAAATTAGAGACAAATCCGTTCTTCCTTATCCAATCTTTCAATTCTGCACATTGCGTAAATTCTTCGTCTACAGCGTAACACCGCTGTCTATAATCAGGACTATTAAAGATTCTTTTATTTTCGGAAGCTTCTTTTATATGTTTTTCTATATTAAGTAAAATTCTATGCTTAGAGCCAAATCCTAGATAAGAAAAACAACGTGTAATTTTTTCTTTATACACGTCTGACACTCCCATCGCGTTACAAATATATAAAAAGAATCTCTCTAATAAATCAAATAATTTGTGTATTAAAGTAAAGTCATCCAAAACCTTCAAATTCGACAACATCGAAATGTGTTTGATTACGTCTTTAATCTGACCGGGTAAAAACGGCAAGGCGCTGGCTATAAAAATAGTTTCCAGCCCTTGAGCTTCTAAAACTCCATCAAAATGATCAAACAAAGAGTAAACTGACAAACAAATAGAAACCACATGTTCTAATCGTAGACCCTTTTTCATGGAAAAAATAGACACACATTCAATAAATAGCTTGGCTAACAACAATGCAAACCTCTTATCCAATCTGCTGCCTATATTCTTAGCTATATCCAAACTACTGCTGGCATAATCATGCAATTGGTTTATAGCATTTATGGCATCTACAACTTTATCTATGCCAAAACAACTCATTATACCTTGAGCTTTTAAATGTTCTCTCACTAATGACCCAGTTATTTCACCTATTATTCTAACTTTGTATAATCTAAACTGGATAACTTTACCTTTAAGAGCAGTAAATCTTGCTCTAGTGACATCTTTCAATTCACCAGTTCTAACGTATAATACTTTATACGCTCCTTCTTCA